GCTGTAGTAATAGATGGAGATAGTGAGTCTGGTGGTAAAGTTACGGTTTTAGTTTCTGGTGGTGTGCCAAATGCAACTGCGAGAGTAGATTGCAAAATAACCACCACTCAGGGACTTATTGATAGTCGTACAATACGACTAAATATAGTTGATCGTTGAAAGGAGAAATGTAGTGTCAATAAAAACCTGTTCCAAATGCGGATGGGGTATGGCTCTAGTTGGAGGTTCAACTTGGGTATGTACAAATCCCGAATGCAGTAATACCGAATCAAGATACAATAAAAGGAGAAATAAAAGTGCTAAAAAAAGTAATTAAATACGAGGACTGGAATGGTGAAATGAGAGAGGAAACTTTCTACTTTCACCTTTCAAAGTCGGAACTGACGAAGATGGAAATGTCAGAAGTGGGTGGTCTCGAACAGAAAATTAACAGACTCGTTGAAACACGTAACGGGGCAGAAATTGTTGGTTTGTTTGAGGAGGTGATCACACTCTCGTACGGGGAGAAATCTCCGGACGGTAGGCGTTTTGAGAAGAGCGAGGAACTTAGTCGCGCATTCATGCAAACACCAGCCTACGATGAACTTTTCATGGAGATCGCGATGGACGCTAATAAAGCAGCGGCCTTCTTCAACGGGATTCTTCCGCAAGATCTCAGTCAATCCGCAGCAGCACCAGCAACACCAAATTAGTGATAATGGAGACTAGAGGATGTTAAAACTATATATCCCATCAAGGGAACTTTTTGACGAATCGCGCGGCGAATTCTCTCACACAAAAGGTCATGTCCTCCAATTAGAGCATTCTCTAGTCTCCTTATCTAAGTGGGAGTCTAAGTGGGAAAAACCGTTTCTTAATCAAGATAAGAAAACGGTAAACGAAACACTGGACTATATTCGTTGTATGACAATAACACAAAATGTCGACGATGCAGTATATTCTTCTCTCACACAAGAAGATGTAAACAAGGTTAATGCTTATATTGAAAAACCAATGACCGCTACTACATTTCGCGACGAAAAGGGAAAAATAAACCGAGAGATCATTACATCAGAGATAATCTATTATTGGATGATAGCTTTAAATATTCCCATGGAATGTCAGAAGTGGCATTTGAACAGACTATTAACGTTAATTAATGTATGTAACATTAAGAATCAACCCAAAAAGAAGATGAGCACTAAAGAATATTTAGCGCAAAGACGCGCCCTCAATGCTGCTCGCAGAAAGCGTCATAATAGTACAGGATAAATATATGATTAAATTCACGCATAAGGGTAACTTCAAGAACACCGAAAGATTCTTAAGCAGAGCTAAACGATTTCAAGTACTGGATATAATGCATAGGTATGGAGAACGTGGGGTTCGAGCTCTTTCGGCAGCCACTCCAAAAGATACGGGTTTAACTGCCTCTTCTTGGGAGTACAAGGTTCAACAAACAAGTTCTGGAAAGTGGTCTCTTACGTGGTTTAATACTAATATCCAGAATGGTGCTCCCATTGCTATATTGTTACAGTATGGACATGGAACTAGAGGCGGGACCTTCGTATCAGGTATTGACTATATTAATCCTGCCATGAAACCGATTCTAGACGAATTATCGGATTCTATATGGAAGGAGGTGTCTAAATTATGAGCCCTACATCAATTGATCACAGAGCTGTAGAAATGGGGTTTGATAATCGACAATTTGAGCAGGGTGTCGGAACCACAATCAAATCTCTAGACAAGCTTAAAGAAGGTCTTAATTTAGATAAGTCCGCTAAAAGTCTTACCAATCTATCCAATGCTAGTCGTAATTTTAGTATGGGGAACATAGCAGATAGTGTTCAAAGCATATCTAGCAAGTTCTCAGCATTAGGTGTCATAGGGTTTACTGTTTTACAGAATCTTACGAACGCAGCTATTAATTTTGGTAGGCAGTTAGTTAATCAGATATTCACGCCAATGCGGACGGGTTTTCAAGAATATGAGACCCAGATCAATGCTATACAAACAGTGCTAGCTAACACTCAGAAAGAGGGCACCACTTTAACTCAAGTTAACGATGCTCTTGATCAGTTGAATACGTATGCCGATAAAACGATTTATAATTTCACTGAAATGACTCGTAATATTGGTACGTTTACAGCTGCCGGTGTAAAGCTAGATACTTCAGTTGCAGCCATTAAAGGTATTGCTAACTTAGCAGCTGTGTCAGGTTCAAACTCACAGCAAGCTAGCACGGCTATGTACCAGTTATCACAAGCTTTGGCTTCTGGTACTGTTAAATTAATGGACTGGAATAGTGTTGTTAATGCTGGTATGGGTGGTCAGGTATTCCAAGATGCTCTTAAAGAAACAGCCAGAGTTCACGGTATTGCTATCGACGACATGATTAAAAACGAGGGTAGCTTTAGAGAGACTCTGCAAAACGGATGGTTGACTAGTGAAGTTCTTTTGGAAACATTAGAAAAATTTACTGGCGATCTTACCGAAGAGCAGCTTGTGTCTATGGGTTATACCCAGTCACAAATTAAAGGAATTCTTGAACTTGGACAGACAGCTAACGATGCTGCAACTAAAGTTAAGACATTTACTCAGCTTCAGGAAACCGTTCAAGAAGCCATTCAATCGGGTTGGGGTCAAACCTGGCGCTTACTTATTGGTGATTTCGACCAGGCAAAAGCGTTATTTACTGAAATAAGTGATACGCTTGGGCCCATGATCGATGCATCCTCTAAAGCTAGAAACGAATTCTTAGCAGATTGGATAGAACTTGGTGGTAGAAAGTATATTATCGACTCTGTAAGAAACGCTTTTGAAGGGTTTTTGACTATAATCAAGCCTATACAAGAGGCGTTTAGAGAGATATTTCCCCCAGCTACAGCTGCTCAGTTTGCTCAATTAGCTTTGGATATTCGGGAGTTTACAGCTAAGTTATCTATAAGTGCTGAGACTGCCGATAAAATAAAGCGTATATTTAAGGGCTTGTTTGCGATCTTAGATATAGGCAGGATGTTTGTTCAAACATTAGCAGAGCGATTCTTAGAACTGTTCCAGAATGTTGCCCCAAGCACGGAAAGTATTTTAGATTTCTTAGCTGGTCTCGGGGATTATGTTCTTGGAATTAGGGACGCTATCAAAGCTAATGATAGTTTTAACGTTGCTATAGACAACATAATAAATTTCGTTGTTACCGCAAAAGATAGAATTATAGACTTCGCTAATACCGTACGGACGAGATTTGAAGAGGTTCGTAGTTGGTTCAAGAATGTATTTTCTAAGATCAACATCGGTCCTGTTGGTGACGTGTTTAGTTCTATATTTGAACGTATAAGTGAAAGATTATCTCCACTAAAAGAAGCATTAGAAAATATCAATTTTACACTAGAACCTTTACAGGCTTTGGGTAAGATTGTTGGTGGAGTTATAAGATTTCTTGGACGAATATTTAAAGCTGGTCTTCCTGGATTCTTTAAATTCGCTAGCGGTGTTGGTGAATTTTTAAGGAATCTCGGTAGTACTATAGCTGAAGGTTTGTCGAATATCAACTTTAGTGATCTGTTTGATAAGATAAATAGCGGCTTATTTGCTGCTATATTACTAGCTATCCGCCAGTTTATTACTAAAGGCGGAGGCGCAATGGATGAACTAGGGGGAGCTTTTGGTAATCTAGGCGGTATATTTGAGGGTGTTACAGGAATTCTAGACGGTGTACGTGGAAGTTTAGAGGCCTGGCAGCAAAACTTAAAAGCCAAAACACTCTTAACTATTGCTGGTGCGATTGCTATATTAGCTGGTTCTTTACTGGTACTTTCTCTGATTGATTCTGAGAAACTTACTATAGCCATTGGTGCTGTAACTGCTATGTTTGCAGAGTTAGTAACTTCTATGGCAGTCTTTGACAAAATAGGAGGGAGTGGAGGCGGTTTGAAAGTTGGAGCCGCTCTTATTGCGTTATCAACATCCATCTTAATTATTAGTGGTGCATTAACTATATTGTCCAAAATCGATCCGGTAGATATGCAAAATGCTCTGTTAGCTATGGGAGCTATAATCGTAGCGATGGTTGGATTTAGTAAATCCGTATCAACTAATTCTGGTGGTATATTGAAAAGTGCAGTAGGAATGCTCGTATTTTCTATCGCTTTAAGATCTCTTGTCGGTGTCGTAGAAGCTTTAGGTGATCTAGATCCGTTGCAACTTACTAATGGGTTAATCGGTGTCGGTGTACTGTTGGCTGAAATCGGGGCGTTTCTTAAACTAACTGATGGCGCTGGTGGTGGGATCGGACAAGGATTAGGACTGTTAGGCGTTGCAGCAGCTTTAACCATCATATCTGACGTTGTTGAAAAACTAGGTGATATGGACGTTCTAGCGCTTCAACAGGGTCTTATAGCGATGGGCGCAGTCTTAGGCGAGCTCGCTTTATTTATAAAGCTCAATGGAGATAGTAAGCAAATAATAACTACAGCCATCGGTCTCACAATTCTTGGTGGGGCTATGGAGATATTTGCGGATGTTCTTGTTAAGTTGGGACAGCTATCTTTAGACGAAATAGGTAGAGGACTCCTAGCAATGGGAGGAGCTTTAGTAATTATAGCTGGTGCTATGAGACTAATGCCTAAGAATATGATCATAACAAGTCTCGGTCTATTAGTTGTCGCAGGTTCTCTAGTATTACTAGCTGACGCATTAGAAAAAATGGGTAGTATGTCCTGGGATGAAATAGGAAAAGGATTAGCTACTTTAGCTGGCTCTTTACTTATTTTAGCCGGTGGTCTCTACGCTATGCAAGGAAGTATTGGCGGATCTATTGCGCTACTAATAGCTGCAGGAGCATTATCTGTATTTGTTCCTGTTTTAAGACAACTCGGATCAATGTCTTTGACTGAGATTGTAACGGGTTTAGGAGCTTTGGCTGGGGTCTTTGTAATCTTAGGATTAGCGGGTTATTTACTTACTCCTGTTGTTCCTACACTACTAAGTCTAGCTGGTGCTATATTACTGTTGGGCGTTGGTATAGCGGCTATAGGAGCGGGAGTTCTTCTGTTCTCAACCGGTATGGCAGCGTTAGCAGTATCAGGTACTGCTGGAGCTTTAGCTTTAGTTTCTATAATTGCTACGATTCTCGGTATAGTTCCATTGATCGTAGAGACTCTTGGAAATGCTTTAGCACAACTTCTACAAATAATCATTGAACTAGCACCATTAATTGGCGAGACGTTAAAGGTTATAATCTTAACTTTAATTGACGTTATTGTTGAGATTACTCCTCCGCTTTTAGATGGTCTTCGAACTTTACTTTTGAAATTTATAGATGTTATTGTTGAAGTAACTCCAGCGTTAATAGATGGAATCTTAATTCTGATTGGGGATTTATTAACGTCACTAGCAGAAAGTGTTCCTGACTTTGTTCAGTCTGGTTTCGATATTTTACTCGGTATCTTACAAGGAATCGCTGATAATATTGGTGAAGTTGTAACTACAACAGTAGAGATCGTTACCGCTTTCCTTACCGCTATAGCAGATAGTTTGCCGGACATTATACAAGCTGGTTTTGATGTTGTAATAGCTTTTATTGAAGGCTTAGCTACGAGCATTGAGGAAAATAGAGATGAGTTAGGAGAAGCCGTAAGCCATCTAGGTGAAGCAATTGCAGATGGTTTTAAAGATGGTATTACTGCGGGTGTTGGTGGAGTCGTAAGCGCCATTAGAGGTTTGGGTGGCGCTGCTGTATCAGCTCTAAAGTCATTACTTGGAATATTCTCACCATCAAGAGTATTCTTTGATCTTGGTAGTACTCTTCCTGAAGGTGCAGCTAACGGTATTACTAAATTTACTACATTGGTTGTTGATGCTGTAAAGAATATGGGTACCAAAGCGACTACAGGGATGAACGATGCTATATCCAAGATAAGTGATACCGTTCAGAATCATATTGACGCTGAACCGACAATTAGACCAGTATTAGATTTATCAGAGATAGTAGACGGATCAAATGCTGTTAATGATATTCTAGGAAAGAGTGGATTCGAATTGCCGGTATCAATCAGTAAGATTTCAAAAGTATCTAGTGGTATGGATACTGATGTTCTTCCAGACGGGAAAGGTCCAGATGATGGGCTCGAGAAGCAGGTTATATTTAATCAGAATAACTACTCCCCGAAAGCCCTATCAAGGATCGAAATATATCGTCAAACGAAGAATCAACTACGTACTGCGAAAGGATTAGTATAATGCTCCAAAAAGTGACAGTAATTAATCACTTGGGTGAGTCTGTTATAATCGAACCTAGGAGCCCTGAGAAATCAGGGTTCCTTGTTCGCAGTATAGATGGACTAAACCCAAGCAGAGCCGATGTAAACATGTCAGATATTTCTCAAGCTGATGGATCAAGATTTGATTCTTCAAGAGTTACATCTAGAAATATAGTCTTTACGTTGGGGTTTTGGGAAACTAGTTTATCGATTGAAGAGATGCGAGTCTTATCTTACAAGTACTTCCCTATAAGACGACAAATAACTATGATATTTGAGACAGACACACGTATAGCAACTACATATGGATACGTCGAATCAAATGAGATAACGATATTTAGCAGAGAAGAACAAGCTGTTATATCAGTTATGTGTCCAGACGCATATCTTTACTCGGTAACTAAAGAAATTACGGCCTTTAGCTCAGTTACGGCAGCGTTTGAATTTCCATTTTCTAATGAGTCGTTAGTAACACCGTTGTTAGTAATGAGTACTTTGTCACAATACTTCTCAAAGGTTATTATCTATAGCGGTGATGTAGATATAGGAATGGTAATCAAGATTCATGCTATCGGTTCCGCATCAGAGCTCTCAATTATTAATATTGTGACGGGTGGTAGTTTGGTAATTGATAGTACTAAGTTAGCTGCAATAGTCGGTAGTGATATTTCAGCTGGTGATGACATAATAATCTCTACAGTTATTGGAGAAAAGTATGTGATTCTTATAAGATCTGGAACTACATACAATATATTTAATGCTGTAGATTCTTATCCGGAATGGTTCAGGCTTTATGAAGGCGATAATTTGTTTAGTTATGATGCTGATTCAGGATTATCAAATCTTCAATTCCAAATAGAGAACCGCATCGCTTACGAAGGAATCTAACATGGAACTTACATTATTAGATTCGACCTTTAAGAAGGTAGGCGTTATCGATGTATTTGGTTCTGTTATTTGGACAGATACATTTTATAGTGCTGGAGATTTCGAACTAACTACTAAGCCTGATCAAGCTGTTTTATCTTTACTTGCTGCTAGTTCTTATGTAACAATTCAAGAGTCTGAACATGTTATGATGATAGACTGGTACGATATTGATACTGACGTTGAATTCGGTTATAGTCTAATCGTAAAGGGCATATCTTTAGAGTATGTTTTAGAAAGAAGAATTGTTTGGGAACCAACGCATTTAGATGGAAATTTTCAAACTGAGGTAGCAAGGCTAATAGATGAGAATGCTATAAATCCTACAGATTCAAATAGAGATTTACCATTGTCATTTGTTTCGTCAACTAATCCTGTAATAACGGCATTAACTGTAGACGAACAATACTTTGGTGAGACACTCTATGAGGTTATATCTACTTTGTGTGCTAATAAAGACATAGGATTTAAAGTTACTCTAACTACAAGTGGTACTTTCGAGTTTGAATTATATCCTGGTGTAGATAGATCTTATGGACAATCAACAGAAGATTTTGTCGTATTTTCTCCTGAGTTCGATAACCTTTTAAATTCTCATTACTCAACTAGTACAAGGGGATTAAAGAATTCTACTCTTGTTGCTGGAGAAAAGGGCGTTGGGAATATAAGGAGGTCGTTGGAAGTTCCTACTAGTAGTCAACCAACAGGATTAAATCGACGTGAGATATTTACAGATGCATCTAGCGTATCTCGAAATTTACCAGATGATACTGTGTTATCTGATGCGGAATATGATGCTGTTCTAGAATATAGAGGTCTTGAAGAGCTTGATTACAATAGTACGGTTGAAACTTTTGATGGTGATGCTGATACTCAAGGTCAATATAAGTTCGGAGTCGACTTCTTTATGGGCGATATTTTGCAGATAGCTAACGAGTTTGGTAGTGAGGCCGCGTCTAGAGTTGTTGAAGTTGTATATTCTCAAGATCCTGCTGGATACAAGGTATATCCTACCTTTAGCACGTATCAATACTAAGGAGATAATATGACACTAACTTATGGATTTTATGATTCTGTGGGTGGTGATAGAGTCTATAACTCTCTTCAATTGTCAAGTATATTTGATGGCATTATCGAAGATGGTGTAGTTGAATCTATTGGGACCGCCTTTGGAGTAACTCCTAATACAAACATGAATATAGATGTTGGTATTGGACGAGCCTGGTTCCACCACACTTGGTCTTATAATGATGCGGCTGTTACACTAGCTGTTGCAGCTGCGGACGCACTTCTGCCTCGAATCGATTATGTTATATTAGAGATCGATAGAGATTCTCAAGTACGTGCAAACTCATTAAAGATGCTTACTGGAACTCCAGCTTCTACTCCTGTTCCACCGACGTTAGAACAAGCGGATCCGACCTGGCAATATCCTGTAGCTCAAGTGTATGTTGGAGCTGGTGTTACAGCAATAACAGCAAATGATATTACAGATCTTGTTGGAACCGCGGCTTGTCCTTACGTCTCAAGTCCTCTGGCTACTATCAAGTATCAGGAACTTTTATATTTGAAACTGTTCTGGCCGGATGAGGACGTTACTGCTGGTAATGGAAAGTTGTTCTTCATGATCCCTGATTTCTTAGTTGGCGATCTTGTTGAGGTGCAACTATGCGTAACTACAAAAAGTAGTAGTGGCGCAGTGACTGTTCAGTTAGCTAACTGTGGGAACGATCCTACTGCTGCTGGAACAGACATGCTAAGTACAAGAGTAACAATCGACGCAAATGAATATTCCAGCTTAACTGCGGCTACACCTCCAGTTATCGCTAACGAAGTTTTAACAGAAGGCGATTTCATTCGAGTAGATGTAGATATAGCTGGTACTGGAACTAAAGGCTTGGATGTTATCTTGATTGTGGAGAAGACGACATGAGCGTTATAGTCCAACGACGACATCCTGTATTAGTAGAATATTCTATACCCGTAAATGGCATAGCCATTTGGCATGGAATTGCTGCTAATTTACCGGCTGGTTGGACTATCGATAGTGCTTGTGATGATGTTTTTGTTCGTGGATGTGACACCGGAGAAGCAACTGATACTATCGCGGGTCAATGGGTTCATGAACATACAGTAAGTCCTACTGGGGCAAATCCTGATCATACGCATAGTTTTGATGGTAGTTTAGGAAGTTCCTCTGGATCTACTACTCACTTTCCAACGTCTAATGATTATTCCGCTCCTACTGGACATGGACATAGTATTGGTGCTGGTACATCAGGAGTTGGTGGAAATCACAGTCACACCTTAGTTCCAACGGAAATTGCAAACGGATATCCCCCATATGCAAAGCTTTATTGGATAAAGAATACATCTGCAGGAGATCTTACTCTTCCTGTAAATGGAATAATTATGTGGGATAATCCAGCAAGCGGTTTACCTAGTGAACTTGCTATTTGCGACGGTAATAACGGCACAATAGACTTACAAGACAAATTTATTTATGGCGCTGCTGTAGATGGTGATATCGGTGATACTGGTGGTTCTTTAACACACACACATGTGAACTCGGACGCTCCGGCTGCTGGTTCGCATACACATAGCGTAAATAAATCTAGTGGTGGTTCATATAGTACTAAGATTGCTTCAACTTATGCTGGTACGACAGTATCTAAGGCGGGGCATAGCCACAATATTAGTGGTACTACCTCCTCTCAAGCCAATCATACTCACACCGTTCCAAATACAGGAGCTGCATCCAGCTTACCGCCATATTTGAAATTGTACTTTATACAAAGGATAATCTAATGGCCGTAGCTGAATTACCTATCGGAAGTATAATAGCA